ATGAAAATAAATTATGGCTTAGCTAATGAGCGAATTTTTTTGATGATTGGTATCATTAAATTAGTTGATGCTAGCATTTCATTAGCTGATAATTTAATCGATTTTGTCATCAAACATTACGACCTCATTAGCATGGTCTTCTACTATAAAAAAAACGATGAAGAATTATCAAGAACGTTGGATTCATAAATTTGAGCTTAAGAAAGATAAATGGGTTTATGTACCTTCTGAGTTAACAAGAAGTGAAGGTATAAAAATATTAAATAGTTTATCTACTAAATGGACTCCTCCTGTATATTTTTATCATTTTCGAAAAGGTGGACATATTGAAGCTTTAAAAGTTCATTTAGATAGCTATTATTTTGCTTATATTGATCTTAAAGGTTTTTTTAATTCAACTAGTCGAAGTCGTATTTCTAGAGCGTTAAAAGAATTTTACTCATATGAGCAAGCTCGTAATATAGCGAGAATGTCTACAATAAAAAACCCAACAGACTCAAGATTAGCTCATATTTTGCCTTTTGGTTTTTTACAATCACCTATATTAGCAACTCTTTGCTTACATAAAAGTTATTTAGGAAATGTATTATTAGAATTATTTAATAAAAAAAATGTAAAAATAAGTGTGTATATGGATGATATAGTTATTTCCGCTGATGATAAGGATACTCTTGATGTTATATATTGTAAATTGATTCAATGTGTTGAGAAATCAAAATATATTATTAGTGATAAAAGAACACCACCATCAACTAAAATTACAGTATTTAATATAGAGATAGAACATCATTCATTAAGAATAACGCAAAAAAGAATGTTGGAGTTTTTAATTGAATATATTAAAACCAAATCACCTTATGTAAAAAAAGGTATTTTAACATATATTAAGACAGTTAATTTAGAACAATATAACTACATAAAATAAAAATCACTTATTTGAAAGTGGTTTTTATTTTTTTATAAGAATCAATTTATTTTTTTCTTCACGATGAGAAAGACGAATACCATCGCATTTCTCAAGTAAGCGTTGTGCTTCGTCTTCTGAATAACCTTTTAAATCGATAATTTTTTTATCGGTGTACACTTCAACTCTGATATTACGTTGTTGGTTAAACATTTTTAATATCCCTAATAGCTTAGGCACCATAACTTTGGTTTTTGTAAGTGTTTCATATAACACTCGTAAAACACTAGGTGCACCAACAGAAAAATACTTTACTTCACCAGCATCCAAGCCAGCTTGTTTACATTCTATCAAGAAATCATTCTTCAAGTCATCAGGGAGCTGAATTGCTATATCGCAATATTTAGGTGGGTTTTCATTTATATTCACTGAGCATTACCTTCTTAATATATTATAAGAAAAATTAAACAGTATGGATTAAAACGACAAGATGGACTGTATTGACTAAATAGCTAATTTTTATCTGTGTGGACGTAATGTGGACATTCCAAAAATTAAGGGGCTACGTTTTCACGTAACCCCTTGTTTTGTTTGGTGGAGCTGGCGGGAGTTGAACCCGCGTCCTGAGTTGTTCAACTGATTGTAATATAAGAGCTTATTATATCTGGCACGCTACGCGTATGATTTACGGCTCAACCATAGTCCTAATTGTGGCTATCTGCTGTCTACTTTCTTTAAAATAGAAGTGTTGCCATCATACTCTTTCAAATACGATCCATAATGTCTGAAAAGCATTTCAGGGCCTTTATGTCCCATCTGTGAAGCCAACCAAAATAAGTTAACTCCATTGCTAATATGCTTGACAGCAAATGTATGTCTTGTTTGATATGGGTTCCTATATCGTACTCCAGCTTTCTTTAGTGTTGGTACCCATGCTTTTTTTCTAATTGCGTCAGCACCAGCCCAAGCCTCATTTGTTTTTGGATCTTCAAAAATAGTTTCATTTTTTAAAAAAGTGAATTTTTTTTGGGAGCTTATGGCTGAAATAGCATATTCATTCAATTCTATAATTCGTGTTCCAGCTTTCGTTTTAGTGCCTTTAATCACGCCAACAACACTAGCTGATTTGATATGCGCTTTGTTGTTAATGAAATCAATATCATCCCACCTCAACGCACATAATTCAGAGCTACGTAAGCCTGTGTTGACTGCAAACTGAAATAAGTTTTTCCATTGATCATATTTTGTGGAGCTATATATTTTATCTACCTCTTCAGGCGTTAAAGGATCTACAACATAGTCACTCTCTAGCGAACTACTTTTTGTCTGATATCTTGATGCGGTTACTAAAGTTGCTGGGTTAGATAGAATTAAACCATCAGTTACCGCCTCATCTAAAGCACTTCGTAAGAAAGATAATTGATTTCTAATTGTCTTTAATGACGTATTCTGTTTTTGTATCCATGTTTTTAATATCCCTGGTGTTAAATCAACAACTGATAAATCGTGTAATGCAGAAAGTGCATTTTTACATTTTTTATAACCAATAATTGTTGACGGCGACAACTCTCTAGTTTTGCAAATATCTAAATACTCATCTAGATATTCATTTATGCTCCTTCCTTTGCATTTATTACCAAATATTTTTAATTTTGATGATTTAGGGAAATATTCAACATAAGAAAAAATTCCTTTTTCTATTTTGTTATATATCTCACCTAATAAACGTTCTGCGTATTTTATGTTTTTAGAGTTTATTTCAAGATTAGATAGAGGTTCACGGCAATGAACCCCTTTAAATGTGAATGAAATATTAATTGTTTCTCCTGATTTATGCTTACGGATCATAACTCCGCGGGGGAGTGTATTTTGTTTTGTCTGGCCCATTTATTGACTTCCTTCATATCAATCCAGCGCTCTTTTACGCCTTCAATTTTCAATACGTGAACTCCCTCATGCCAGAACTGCCTTTGTAACCGCTTATTTATTGCGTCAGTTGATTCACCAAATAATTTGCAATACATAGAAATCGGTATGCATTCAAAGTACATATTTTCTCTCCACACTGTCCGTACACAGTTTAAATAATGCTAGTGGTAATTATTTACTGATTTCCTTTATAGAACGCTATCCAATGTGTTTTATCGTTTTTCCCTACACGCTGAACGGCAGTTGGTTTTTCATTGGTTAAAGCTAATATTTGTTTAACGGGTATTTGAGTTTCATTCCATTTAAACAATAAGGTTCCATTTGGCTTTAACACACGAAATGCTTCAGTAAATCCTTTTTTTAAATCTTCTTTCCATGAGTCTTTATTTAACGAACCATATTTTTTAAACATCCAGCTATTTTTACCAACCCTGATTAAATGAGGTGGGTCAAATAACACTTGGTAAAATGTATTATTAGAAAATGGAAGGTTTTTAAAATCAGAAATAACATCTGGTGTTATATTTAAAATTCTTCCGTCACATAAAATATGTTCTTCAGCTCTAATATCATTAAATAAAATACGGTCATCTTGTTTATCAAAATAAAACATACGAGAGCCACAACACATATCAAGTATCGGTTTCACTCTTAGCCTCAAATTTAATATTTGAATCTTTATTTATCGATAATCTTAAACATGTCTTGTCATGATAATAAGATAATAGATCCTCTTCTTTTTGTAGGTCTATTGATGTTTCATTTCCCCAATATCTTAAATACCTAATTCGATACCATTTATCACCAATTTTAATAACATCATTGGGACTTAATTTGTTTATTGATTTATCCATTATTAAATCCTTTTAAACTCAATAACCCACACCCACGGATTATCCTGCCAATTTTTCTTTCCGTAGATATGCCACCATGTTTGCCCGAACCATGAACGGGAAAAATCAGGGAAGCCACATTCACGCGATATAGCATCAATGGTTGGATGGCTTGGTGGTGCACCTTCAGCGATAGCATCAGACTGACTGATATCATTCAGTCGCTCAACACGAATGTTGATGATTTCTAACGTAATGCGCGAATATCTACGAGGCATGTGTATAGATGGCGTCCACTTAATTTCTTCATACCATCCTTCCTCTAAATCAGATGGTTTATGCGTAGCTTTATATGCAATTGTTGATTCAGTGCATACCCCTGTTTTAAATGTTTCACGAACCCAAAGGCGATCACCAACTTTACCAAGGGGGCATAAATTATGTTTTGGAGCATCCAATACATGTGTAGTTGCGCCACTTCTTGTTTTGGTCGGTTTCTTTAGCCATATTCCATTATCTGGCATTACATTTTTAACGATGCGACGAGTTTGAGTTTTACGCCCATCGAGAATGGCGCGCACCATTTCCGCATTAAAAATAATTCCGCGTTCTTTCATGTCATCCACCTATACGCGTAGCTGTTCTAATACGCTGGTAGATTTCGTGTGCTTGAATTCTCTCTTCGCCGATATCGCAAGCACAGAAATATTCATAAGCTGTTTTTTCAGCTTCTCGATGGGCTTTTGAAAACTGTTCTTTTAATTGATATTTTGAAGAGCGTAACCAAAGGCAGACGGGCCCATCTTCACTTTCGTATATAGCTCCAATAAACCAGCCTTCACCAGGAGGTTCCGTTGGCATCCAAGCTGATACATTAGGGTTACCGTGAGTAAAATAGTTCTGGAAAACAGGTGTATTCTCTCCGACATCTTCACTCATATAAATACAGCGTTGCTCTAATTGGTTATCCGCTATCCACTGTATAATTTCATTACTATTTTCGGAATATGGCAGTTTTGAATGAGCCCAATAACCATTTTCATCATATTCTACAAATTCTGGAGTAATTGACATAAAGCCTCCTAAATCACATTAATTAAATGGCGTGGATACATAAGCCCAATTGGAGCAAAGGGAATATCATCCTCAAAATCCATTGGTGGTTGACTACTTTGGGCTTGAGGTTGAGCTGGTGGCTGATTTTGCTGTGCCGGCTGTGAACCTGCTGATTTACTAGCACCACCTAGCATTTGCATTGAACCACCAACCTTTACAACAATTTCTGTTGTATAACGTTTAACGCCGTTATCATCCCACTCGCGCGTTTGTAGTTGGCCCTCGATATAAACTTGTGAGCCTTTACACAAATAGCCACTGGCGATATCTGCAAGCTTTCCAAACAAAATAACACGATGCCATTCTGTTTTTTCGCGATTTTCACCCGTCTGTTTATCACGCCATTTTTCACTTGTGGCCACAGCTAAATTAGCAACAGCGCCACCGCTAGGAAGATAGCGAATTTCAGGATCGCGCCCTAAATTACCAATGAGGATTACTTTGTTTACTGATCCGTTAGCCATTTTCAGTTATTCCTATTTGAGTAATATCGCCACCAATAAGATGGCGATTAATTAATAATTAAGCTGAAAATTTGCCAATGAATGTTTCGATTTCGCTTTCATCGAATTCATCACAAAGCAGATTGCGAAACTCTTGAGCGATTTGCTCTTCAAGGTTTTCAAGTTGAACAATACGGAGCACTAAAGTAGGAACATCACCGCCAGTAAGCACGCTATAACGCAATTTAATGCTACGTTCTTTTAACTCGTCATACGGAGAGCATGTAAACTGGAATGCAGTTGGCATAACATCTTTGCTTCTTGCTTCAACATTTTCTAATACTGAACGTTTAGCACTAAAATCGTGATCTTCATGTTCAGCAGAGCGTGTTGATTCAATCGTAATACGGCGAACAGCAGAAATAGCTTGTTTAATATCTAAAACATTACCTTCTGCATCAAACGCCATTAAATAATCACGCCAATCTTCTAACCACTCGGCTAATTCTTTTTGACGGTATTTAACACCATCAATTTTTAATAGTGCTGAGAATGGAGCGGTTTGTTTTAATTTTACAAGTGCCGTGTTATCAGCATGACCAGGCTCACCAATTGTGCCGATATTAAAAATAGTTTCGGCACTCATTTCATTAGCATCAATAAAGCAACTAACACCTTCTTCAACTGCATTTTTGATTGAGTATTTAACAAAATCGCTAATGCTAGTTGTTTTCATTTCACCGCGAAAACGGAAGCGACCTTCTTGTAAGTTTTCCAAACTACTCACTTTAAAGTCATTCGGAAGAACAATTGCAGGGCAAAGAGACTTCTCTATTGCATCAAGACTTAATGAAGCCACCGCCATATTTTGAATTTGCGAAATAGCAGTACCGTCTAATTGAGACATGAATAAACTCCTACTTATTTAAAAGCATTAAATTAAATGGATAGGTTTAATTAAAAATAAGGAAACTAATTAACGGATTTTAATTTCCCATCGGGCTGACCTTGCAAAGAAAATAATTGACCTTGATCTTCTTGCATAATTGTCAACTTACCACCTTTGCCCACGTACATTGGTGTTTTGGTGGTGTCTTCTTCAGCACGTTTTCCGCGTGGTGTTGGTGCAGAGAATTTAAGTTTATGAGTTATTTCAACTCGTTTTTCTTCCATTGAATTACTAATGCGAGCAATATCTAATTCAATAGTGACTTTGCCTTTTCCACCATTATTTAAAACGCCTAAAGCCACATCATTTAAAACAGCAGAGACTTTATTTTCAAAAACGCCAGCGTCCAATTCGGAAAGAAAGTCGGGAACATTTGTCTTACGATCTTCTTGGCTCATTTCTATAACCTCACGTTATCACTTCACACAATAAGAAAGGGCACTAGCGAGTTGACATAATCCTGATAAGACATTTCACAAGTAATGCCAGTACCCTTACTTATTGTTAGATTCATAATCAAAAAGAGCGGACCACCTGTGGTTTCATCAGCCCGATTGGGATTCGGATTTCTAGCTGACTGCAGGTTACTTTTTTTCACGCCCACGCTCTTTGGTTATAAAACTAACTCTATAAAAATGGCTGACTGAGCAGAACATTATCACCACACCCCCGTTAATGGTTAAAGACTCAGCCAGCCATTGTTTCTCTTCACACTTCAAATATTGTGCCTGATTATTTTCCCACCTCAGGCGGTGGTGGTATCCTCTGTTCACCACAAACAGAAAGGATAATTAATATGTCTAACGCTAGTAAGATGTATCACCACATCAAAGAACACATTGAATCAGTACGAAAAGTGTCAAGAACTGGATTTGTTGAAAACGGCGTAACTGATATGGTTATCAATCGTGCTTGCCTGATCCTGTCACTTGAATACTTGTTATCCGATTACCGTCAAAAACACAGCACAGTATTTAACGCCCTTAACGGTAAAGATGCTCTGATTCACCTTGTTATTAATAAATATAATTGGCTCATTTCCGATGTTCGTAAAATGTCACTTAATGATTTATTGCTGGCCATCACCGATGAGCTATCTTTCACTAAACTACCCGATGAATGTAAAAATTTCTTATCATCGATTCATTACGATAAATACCATAATTGCTTTGAGGATTTCCCAGATGAAGAGTGGGACACCTCTATTTCTCAGTTATATTTATAACTGAAGCGGAGCTTGCATTATTGAGTTGCTCCTGCGTAGTACACCGCGCGGAATTTAGTGATTTCAATTGTGTTTCTAGTGTTATCACCAATTTCCGCGCTTCCACCTTCTTTGACATCCAAAGGAATATCTCCTCGACAGAATTACCGTTCGGGATAATGGTCGGTTCTTTCTTCTCTATTGTCATTATGTTTATCTCCACCACACAATTGTTTCTCTTCACACGTTCTCTTCACACATAAAAATCATTTACTTTGGGTCTGAATAGCACTTTTGATTCTGTACTCGTCTATTTCATCATCCAATTTTGATAAGTCAGCCACCAGCTCCCCACGTTTAGCATAAAGCTCAAGCAGATGATCAACAGAAGATAATTTATCTTTCATCCAAGCAACGATATCTTCATCAGTGAAATTGGCTGGCGGTATGATTACTGGTTCAGTTGTCATAAATACACCTCTAAACATCGAAAGCGAAACTCAATTTGCTATATGCATTAAATATAACAATGAGTATTAATAATAGCAAATGCTATTTTTAGGTGTTTAATATGAATTTATTTATCATATTGATTTTTAATGATATATAGGTATTGATAACCAGAAAAATAACATAAAGTATTATTTTTATTGAGGGTAATATTGCTTGATTTTGATAAAGAATATTTGCATTATAGTTAACCACTGTATATATAAACAGTGGTGATGGTATCTTAAAGGATTATGGAATGGTGGAAATTTTAGAAAGGGTAGGAGCAGGCTCGTACAGGAAGATAGTCGTTAGCGGAATGGCGTGTGAAGACTATCTTCTAAAATCACGAACAAGAAAAACAATAACCCCAAGAAAAACACTAGATGAAATGTCAATTAAAGGAACTCGTGAATCATCAACAGCAAGGAAGCCTTGAGCGCCACCTTCAAGGAATTTATAAACAGAGAAAGAGCTACCTATTTGAGCAATTACCAGATCATCAGTACCAGGTTGTAGTTGAGTATCAACGATTGCAATGCTTCCAGCGGGAGCTTCTGAGCATCCGCTATTCTTTTTAAGTATATAAGCTTTATATGTTTTTAATGGCTTTCCTACTGGTGACAATATTGCTTCTCCAGTGTAACCATTTTCATCCCACACAGGTATTTCTAGAGATCTATCAGCCCTAAACTGTGGAGTTGAATTAGGTGATTCCATTTCACCCACACCATTAGCCAGCCAATCAATGTTTACAGCTAATGCATTAGCAATATCCACTAATTTAGAAGAACCTTTCGCATTGCCATTAACCAATCTCCAAATTGTTGGTTGAGCAACACCTGACGCTTCTGCTAAAGCAGCTTGCGTCATATTTCCTCTTGTTTTCATCGCTAATTTTAAGCGTTCTGCAATTGTCGTTTTCATGTCACGAAATTTATAAGTTTGAGTATCGAAAATCAAATTGCAATTGCTATTGAATGTTTTAATACTCATTGCTATTATTTATCCATCTTTTATACGTTTGAGGTTATTTATGAAAAACAAAGCCATTGAAAAAGCAATAAGCATTGTTGGAAGCCAACAAAAGCTAGCTGCTTTATGTGGGGTGTCTCAACCAACGGTATGGCGCTGGCTTCACGGCGGTGGAATGGACTCTAAGTATGTCGTGAAAATTGTAAAAGCGACCAGTCACCAAGTTCGTGCTCAAGATATTTCTCCTGAATTAGGTGAGTTATTAGCTCAATAGATACAACTAAAACAATAGCAAAACCGATTAAAGCAGTTAACTACAAGAATTTATCAATGGTGGTAGGAAATGAGTAACCAATCAATAAAACAGGTAGTGAAAGAAATGTGTGAGGCAACAGCTGGTGGGCGTGAGGCAATGGCTGGTGCGCTTGGTCTGTCTTTAACATCGTTCAACAACAAGCTTTATGAGAAAAACGGTTGTCGTTCGTTTGATTTAAACGAGCTGTTAGCAATGCAGGATATCTCTAAAACCGTTTTGTTTGCTGAGTTTGTTGCTCGTGAATCAAATCGCTTGTTGGTGGATAGAGTCAATCCAGCTGAACTAGATACAACCGAGTTATTCACATTACGAAGCAATGTTGACGAAATGCAAGGGCGTTTAGCCTTATTGATGAAAGATAGTTTAGCTGATGGCGTTATTGATGGTGATGAAGAGCAAAAGATAAAAATGATGTTGGATGGATTAATTTCACAGACCCGCACATTTATGAATGCGTTTGTTTCGTTACATCAAAAGAGAAATTAAAGATGGCTATATCCAGAAAGGGTGAAGCCAAAGGTGTACGGCCTCTGGCTTCGGTTTGCAAATTTCAATTGTGTGAAGAGAAATTAGCATGAGTAGATTAGCGCATTTAATACCTAAAAAGCAATTCCGTTGTTTACCTGTCTCGGGTAGTCAGTCATTTCGCTATGTAGAAATCATAGCCTCTGACGAACAACCAGACAACTACAAGAAACCGGCACATTTGGTAGATAGACAATCGCTTAAAAAGGCATGGGCTGATTTTTATTTTTCAAGTGGAGAGCGGGGCAATGAACAATGAGAACCCAAACCAACTTGATCGCTACTACAAAAATCACAGGGGTATCGTTGTTCATGTTGTTCGTTATGACAGAGAAAAACAGCGAGTCATTTTTATGCTGGATGGTTGTGACGATCCGCAATGTGAACCCTTGCAACGATTTAAAGAGAAGTACACACGTATTAAGTAATGAGGTGGCAAGATGAGTTTATTATTACTAAAAAGTCGCCCTTTAGTCGTTATTCCTGAATTAGCGGTACGTCTTGGTTTAAATGAGGCGATGCTGTTACAGCAAATTCAATATTGGCTAACTGAAACTACTTCAGGTGTTGAATATGACGGCTCACGCTGGATTTATAACACAGTTGAAGAGTGGAAGAATCAATTTCCTTTTTTCTCTGAATCAACGATTAAACGTGCATTTACTAATTTAAAAAAGCAGGGCGTTTTACGCATTGAGCAAATCAATAAATCGAACCATGACCGTACTAATTATTATGCGATTAACTACGATCACCACTTGCTGACCGATGAGGTCAATATGACCCAATCGAATAGCGATAACTCATCTAATCGAACAGTTCAAAATGACCTTATCGATAAGCGCAAATTGAAACCTTCAAACAGTTCAAAATGCGCTGTTCTGAACGGGTCAAAATGGCCTGTTCTTACAGAGAATACAACAGAGATTACTTCAGAGAGTACAACAGAGACTAACTCTTCTTGTCAGGTTCCTGCTGAACCCGACAACCAGCCTGAAAAACTAATTTTAGATTATTTCAACAAGGTGACAAATTCCAAATATCGTGAAGGGAAAACCACAACAGGGCATATCAAGGCTCGATTAGCAGAGGGATTTACTTCTGAAGACTTGATGTTAATTACGGATTACCTTACGGCCAAGTGGCAGAAAGATCCAAAAATGCGGGATTACTTACGCCCTAAAACATTATTCATTCCTGAAAACTGCATTGAATACCAAGACAAAGCCATTAAGTGGCGTGATGCTGGACGACCTGAATGTGTGAATGGTCGCTGGTTAAAGCCTGGTGAAATTTCAGTGGAAATTAATACAGTTGAGCGCGATGAAACTTTTAGAAAAATGTTCACATCCGGCTGGAAACCTGAGAACCGTATTCAAGCATTAGCGGTTGAGCAAGCAAAGAAAAATGGCATCGGTCGTATGAATGAAGTAGCTGGTTTAGCTTCATTTCGCGGTATCTGGAAACAGGCGACAGAGCAAGTTGCACAGGAGGCTCAGTAATGATTGATTACGCACTGAAATTACAGGAATTAAAAAGCCAATCTTCTCATAAATTAAAAGAAATTGGCGATCAATGGCGAACACCTGAAAATCTGTATTGGGGTATCAATTCGCTCTATGGACCTTTCACGCTAGATCTCTTTACCGATGCACAAAACAGCAAATGCCCAAATTTTTACACTGTTGAAGATAACGCGCTTACTCAGGACTGGTCGGAAAAACTGAAAGAAATTGGCGGTGCAGCTTTTGCTAATCCACCATATTCACGTAGTTCATATCATGAAAAACAAGCTGTTACTGGTGTTAGACACATTATGAATCATGCGTTGGCGATGCGTGAAAAAGGCGGGCGCTATGTTTTCTTGTTGAAAGTGGCCACAAGCGAAACATGGTGGTGTGAAGAAGCGGACCATATTTGTTTTATTCGCGGTCGTGTTGGTTTTGACGTTCCTCAATGGTTTGTTCCTGCAGATGAAAATCAAGTACCAACAGGGGCATTTTTTGCTGGTGCTATCGTGGTGTTTGATAAAACGTGGAATGGTAGAGCCATTGATTACATTCAACGTAGTGAGCTAGAGCAAATCGGCAAAACATTTATTGAACAAGCAAAATGGCTTGTATCGAGAGGTGTTGCATGAAAATCACAGAGCAAATCTTAGCGTTGTACAAAGTGGGTGAAGTCGTAGATCGCGATATTGTTACTCGTGATTTAGAAACCACTTTAGGTGGTGCTTCTCGTGCACTTGCTCATCTTCATAGTCTCGGTGCATTAACCAGAGTTAGTGAAAAGTACCCACTTTACTATCAAGTGACGAATGAGGCTAAAAAAGTTTACAACGCAATGATAGAGGAGCGTAAGTCAGGAGAGTCGATCTACCTCGAAAAGCTAAATGCTCAGAAAGCAAAAAAACGAGGTATTCCAACAATCATATGGGTAAAACACGCCACTTCTAATTTTGCACTCATGGGTAAATTACCCACTGAGCCGTATGACTCATTAGTGAGAACTGTAAGAGGTAATCACTAATGAACAATAAAAACTGTCCATTCTGTAACTCTAAAAAACTAGAAGTCATGCAAGTGATGATCAATACATTCACTCGCTGTCAGAAATGTGGAGCAAGAGGCCCTATTGCTAATAATGCGGATGAAGCTCTGAAGGCTTGGGATAAAAGGAGTGTAAACGATGCTAACTAAATACATGTTGTTCGTTGGTTTTTGGTTCGTTGTGACATTACTGATTGGGTTGTGGGGTATTTATGCCTGAATTAACCCTAACACTACCATTTCCACCTAGTGTAAATACTTATTGGAGAAATACCCAAAGAGGAACCCTAGTCAGTGTAAAAGGGCGAGTATTTAGAGCAAATGCGATTGCAGCAGTCTATGAACAATTAAAGCGTAGACCTAAGGCTATTGAGAGTGATGTGTTTGTTTCTGTGAAATTATATCCCCCAACTAAGCAGGCTAGAGATATTGATAATTTCTTAAAAGCACCTTTTGATGCCCTTACTCATGCCGGTGTATGGGTGGATGATAAGCAGATTAAAAAAATGGATGTTGAATGGATGGACGTTATTAAAGGCGGGAAGCTTGAAATAATCATTCGTCAGCATAGTAAAAGCGTGATGTACGGTCACGAGTAAAACGTGGAGAGAAATAGCATGAATGGATTAATTGTTATTGATGGCTTTCAGGTTCGTAGAGATGTAGCCGGTCGTTATTGTTTAAATGATTTACATCGAGTATCGGGTGGTGAAAAACGGCATCAACCATCGAATTGGAGTTCATTAGCTCAAACTAAAGAGTTAATTGATGAAATTTCGACCGCTCCTGAGATCACAGGAGCGCCTATTGTTACTGTGGCTGGTGGATATAACCAAGGCACCTATGTTTGCAAAGAATTAGTGTATGCCTACGCAATGTGGATCAGTGCATCTTTTCATTTAAAAGTGATCCGTACCTTTGATGCCTTAGTAACACAACAGCACCAAGAGAAACTCAGTGATAAGGTTCAAGCGGGTGTAATACTGCTTGAGTCAATGTCTAAAAGTTTAAATTTTTCGAATTCATCAAAGTTAGGGGCTTATCAAAAGTTACAAGCAATGGCAGGCTTACCCGAATTAGCCCCTGTTTATGCGATTGATGCACCAAGTGGATCTATGGATGGTTCCAGTCGTCCAACAGTTGCATTATCAACGTTGATCAACAAACACAACTTACCTATTTCAGCACAGCAAGCCTATAAGCGATTAGCCGAACTAGGCATTGTTGAACGTCTATCACGCCCAAGCACGAAAACTGCTAGCAAAACGAAAGAGTTTTGGTCTGTTACGGCTAGAGGTTGTCAGTTTGGGAAGAATATGACTAGCCCCAATAACCCTCGTGAAACCCAACCCCATTTCTTTGAGAGTAAAATGGATGAATTGATCCGTATGGTGATGCTGAATAAACAGGTGAGTGCATGAAATTATTATTAACGCCTTATATTCAACCAGAATTGGGTGTTGTGTTACTTAAACCGGGTGCTGAATTACTCGAGCAATTTAAGAAGCACCACCGTGTGATTATTAGTGATGTGCCTAAAAGTTTAGATGTGTTGCCCTCAGGCGCATTAACGGGTGATGAACAGCCGATTTTAAACAATAAGCACATCATTCAATTTCTTAATAGCAAAAAAGTAATCCACACCATCGATAAAGTATCACCAATGGATACATGGGTTATTCGTAATATCAAGTGCTGCCAGATTGATAATGATGAAGATAATTACCATCATCACGAATTAGTAACGACATTTAATGAAGCTGGCGTGATCCGCACTTGCTGGCATCACGATAATCATATTCGCCATTCATCTGCTGGGTGGGTTGCTGAATTAGCTCATAAAAACCGTATTAATTGGATGTTAGACACTATTCGTTTTCGGTTGAGATTAGATAGTAGCCACCAGCTAACGATACCTGATTTTTTCACCTTTGCGGTTATGCATAACGTTATCGATGAATTACCTGAACCAATATTACGCCAGATTTTAAATTGGTCAGATAAACAAGAGGAACGCAAAGTTCATGGTGGTTTTCCTGAAGCTGACATTATTCCAAGTAACGTGACAGCGCTATCAGCAATGAATGAGCGTTTAGATGCGATAAAGCCAGTTATTAAAATTGTTGTCGATCCAGAGCCACCAGCGTCGTTTCTGCTGAAGCATAAAATGCAACGCTGGGAAAATACTAACTGGCTTCAATGGGTAAAGACTCAACCGTGTTGCGTGTGTGGGCAACAGGCTGATGATCCGCACCACATCATAGGTCATGGCATGGGAGGCATGGGTACTAAAGCTCACGACTTATTCACTATTCCATTATGTCGCATTCATCATGATGAGTTACATCGAGACCCAAAACAATGGGAAGCCACTCACGGCAATCAACTCGAATTGTTGTTTCATTTTTTAAACCGTTCATTAGGCATCGGTGCATTTATTTAACGTGTGTACGGCACGAGGGGGATAGGCATGAGAGATATACAGGAAGTTTTATCGCGTTGGGGAGCATGGTCAGCGAATGAGGGGGATAGTGTGGATTACTCGCCAATAGCTGCAGGGTTTAAAGGATTATTACCAAGCACAAATAAGAGTCGCGTTTCTTGCTGTGATGATGACGGAATAATTATTGATTCAGCGGTTGGCCAATTAATAAAAGTAGGAAGAAAAGACGAATACGATTTGATAGAAAAACATTATATAAAGAATATTTCAAAATCAGCAATAGCAAGGGATATGAAGTGCTCTGAGGGTAAAATCAGGCAAAAACTCATGATAGCAGAAACCTTTATTGATGCTTGTTTAATTATGACTGGCGCAGTTTTAGAAATGGATGAATGGACAAATAAAATAACAATTGATAGTTAAATGCTTTTCGTTACGAATTTTGGGTGCTAATGTGATAAGAGTGAATACGTTGTCACCTAACTTATAGAATGAAACCTCGCTTCTAGAATGAAACCTCGCTTCGGCGGGGGTTTCTTTTTTAAAATATTAGATAATTTTTTATTTTGTTTATGCCTATTTGAAACTTTAATAAAAAAGGGGAAATTAATTCCCCATTAGATATATTATTTTTTGTCTGTATTAACTGAAACATAAAGCTTTGTTTTGAATGAGCCAATGGATAAGCTCCAATTAGCTTTTACCTTTAGCTTCATGAAATATGACAGCAATGATAAAATTAGCATTCACAGATCCTAGCAATGGTCTCTTTACTTAGGCGATATAAGCGACTAATATTCTTATTGACAAAGAAAAGTGCTAACAATGAATAAAAGAGACATTATTATTCATTAGCCATTTATGGAAGCCCATTGAGACTGGTACTCTTGGTGGGCTTTCTTGTATCTAAGATAAATGGTTGTGTGTAATTAAACAAGTTAGCATGACGTAGATTTCATATGTATTAGCGAAAAAAGTCTTCCCAATAATCTTTCATAAACCGCATAGATACTGGTCTTTCTAAAATAGAAAGAGGTGCAATTTTAATTTTAAAAAATGTGATCGTTTGATGTTTTACTAAACCAAATCAAACACGGAAATTCATTATTTAAATATACTGAATAGCTCAAATTATACCTATTCACATATTCGGTTATTTGGAACAACTCATTCAGAAGGAGATTATGAGTGAATAAAATTAAAGTCACTATTGCTAAACTTAACGGCTCAGTCTCTTTTGAGGTTCGTGAGCAAGATAAGTTAATTATTAAAGATACAATTAATGGGAAGTGTTCAAGTGAATTTCATAAGGAATATATTGTGAATAGCTCGACACTTTCATTAACTTCTGTTGTTACCGAATATAAAGGTAACAAGCCTGAAATATCAACAAAGGTTATTAATTAATCATTTGATCTTTTAGTTACAAGCAATATTCTGTTTCTGGGTACCCAACAAAGGAGATAGATATGTTTGTAGATAAAAACTTAAAACTAGATCCAATCAATCAAGGATCTGTTTTGGGTTGGGGTGTTGTTAGAAGTAACCCTTGGGAATTAAAAGGGGTTTATGCAACAGAGGAACAAGCTAAGCAAAAAGCCCAATCACTAGGTTCTGATTATGAAATTCATTTTGGTTCACACCGATTACAAAGTGACGACTTTGTTTGGAGTGTCGAGTCATAATCGCAATTTAGTGCCACTTAATGAAGATCGCCTAGGCGGTCTTTTTTATTATCTAAAATAAGGAACGAAATTATGTACGCACTTAAATTAATTGCTGAACGAGATGGCCGTAAAGTAGAGGAAGTCCACTGCTTGGGCGAAATGTACCGCTTGGAGTTTTATCCTGAATCAGAAAATAAAGATATCGTGGCGCGGGTTGAACACACAAAGAAAGATGCTATCCCTTCATTTGATATTAAGCGTACAGATCATGCTTACATTACGACAGTAACAGGTGATACTGTTCGGGTTATTTCCAGAGGCAGAAAAGTTTGCCAGTAAGGTCATTTCGGTGGCCTTTTTTATTGGAGAAAATATGAAAAATTTATTTATTAATCTATGTATAAAGCTATCTGGTAAGACTAAAGAGCAATTAAGTTTAGCTTGGTCATTTCATTATTTCGTTACCCGATCTAAATATAAAGCTTATTGGCGAGCGGTATTTCATTAATTATCGAAAACCTCATGCAGAGATATCGATAATTGCACACTAGGTGGAGTTGTGCCCACCATCTATTTATATGCAAACCACAGTATCAATCACACATTAATCACTTCACACAAGAGCTGTGTGTCTGCATCCCTTTAACTAAACTCGGACACTCCGTAGGGGGTGTATATGCGCATGGAAAAATTAACCAATGCTACCTACGGAACAGCTGGCTTGACTGCCTTTTTTGCAAGTCTCTCGCTTTATGAATGGGGATTTGTAATAGGGATGGGATTCAGCATGCTCCTTGGATTAGCGACTTACTTTATGACACAGCGAGAACAACGAAAACGAACAGCGTTATTTGCTGAATTAGTTCATCGAAATGGTTCTAGCGATCCGCAAGACATAGAAAAGATAGTTGGTGAGATGCTGACTAAAGCTAAAAAGGACATTTAATGAATCTAAAACAGAAGGTAGCAGCAGTTGCGAGTGCCGGTGCGGTAAGTATTGCGATAACCGTGATTGGTTACTTTGAAGGTGTGCGTTACGAACCTTATCGTGATGTGGCAGGTGTTTTGACGGTTTGTTATGGACACACTGGAAACGACATCATTCAAGGTAAGACCTATACACAACAAGAGTGTGATGAATTACTGCAGAAAGACTTTATCAGAACGCAACAGCAAGTTGATATCCTGGTTAAAGTGCCGGTCGATGATAAAACAAAAGCGTCTCTATATTCCTTTGCTTTTAATGTGGGTAGCACGGCTTTTGCACGCTCTACATTGCTTAAGAAATTAAATGCTGGTGATCAGAATGGCGCTTGTGAAGAAATGAAACGCTGGGTTTATGCGGGTGGAAAGGTTTGGCGAGGGTTAGTTAGTCGTAGAGATGCGGAGTCAGCACTATGTCATGGAAATCTTTAATCATTATCGTCGGTTTTATTCTTACATTACTCATCTCGGTCGCTAGTGGCATTTATCTCTCAATTGATAATTCATGTGTTAATGATAAAGCCAGTTTAGAAAAACGCTGTCAGGTAGCTCTATCACATCATCGGTACTAATTATGAAGCACTGGAAACTTTACATTGTCATTGTGATAGTGGGTATTGTTGCTGGTGGTGGCGTGCTGATTAATGCACAAGTTAAAAGAATTAACACGCTGACAGAAAACAACAAAGAACTTACTGCAACACTTGAAGAGCAGAAGGCTATTAATATTGACTATCAAGTGCGCATAGAGCGACTAAATCAACTTGATACAAGACACACACAGGAGCTTGTTAATGCAAAGAATGAAATCAACACTCTTCGTGATGCTGTTAACTCTGGCGACAAGCGGGTGTATGTCAAAGCCGAGTGTCCAGCAGTCACAAAGAATTCCACCGAAAGCGGAATCAATGAAGCCACCGTACGACTTAACAAAGCAGTTGAACAAGATTATCTACGTCTCAGAGAAATGATAGTCGAGAACGAACAGCAAACTTTGTATTTGCAGGATTACATTAGAACGGAGTGTTTAAAATGAGTAAGGCAACACAGTCAAAAAATAGCAGTGAATTGTGGAATTGGTTTGGATTGTCTTATGCATCATTTCTAGTCATGCCAAGAGTTCTCATGCATGAAATGCCTACTGAATGGCAAGATAAAATGGCGGCTTTATTGTATGAATATGATGAAACATTCGACACGTCATCTGTTTGCCATTCAGTAGTAGTGAGTGCAAAAGACAAAAATAATAGGTTTATGAAGATGCCAGGTTACATCCTGAATTATCGTCGGCCAGATCATGAAGAGATTGATAAACTCAAAATTTAGCCAACAAGAAAGCAATACGGGAAATTGAACAACAACGAGCCTCTAAGTAATTAGGGGCTTTTTTTATACCAACAGAAACAGGAAGAAAATATGTTTACTTTAAAAACTATTGTTAACGGTGATGTAAGCCTCAGAAGCGAAAGTAGTCTATCAATAATTAAACTAGGTAGCCCTCGATTCATTGAGTTACTTGATAAGTTTAAAAATTGGTCAAACCCTGATTACGCTATTGAGACTCCAGCGGTTTACGAAGATGCTGAGTGTACAAAAGCGATACAGGAAGAAGAGCTAATTGTTAGCGAAAAGAGCATTGATCACGTTGATGTGCAGAAAGACTGCATTGCAATCATCGTTACAGAATGTGAGTCAATCACTCACCCGAATATGAAAGAATTTAACGGACAGATGTTTGAATTCATTTACAAGGGTGAATCAGCTTATATAACTGACGCAAACGGACATACCGTAGAAGTAGTTCGATAGAAAACAATCGCCTCGTAATAGCGGGGCTTTTTAATGGAGAAATATCATGGCAGTAGAAGGTTCAGATAATCCAGTTAAATTCCGTGAAGAACTGGATAAAAGCATTCCAAAAGAATAAAAAAAGCCCAGTATGGGAAACTGGGCAATACTAGCAAGATATCAATTAAAGTATAGCGATAGCTACTTAGTATAGCTTAAGTAGGTATATATACCAGATTGATTATTCTTATTTATCTCCCACTTAAATAAACAGCACAATATAAAAATAAACCTGTGAGTTTGATTTCACAGGGTGGCTGAATTTAAGCAAAAAATAAATACTCATTAATCATACTGCTATTTTTATTTCGTGCCAATAGAAGAAGGCGTAGCGTTGTCGCTGTCTCCTATGTTAGCTATGACCTGTTTTATTCTCGACAGAGAGCACATAGTGAGAATCAAAAACAACGAATACCACCGTTTTGTTATTTATCGGTCATTATCAGCAACGTCAGCTGTAGGTAGAAGGAGGGGCGTGACGATGGAGAGACATAAACCTATTTAATTCTACAAACGTCATTCATTGAGTGGCGTTGATAGAGTTTATTTAGATAGCCATCAGTTAACCGCTGGTGGCTTTTTTATTGGAGAACACAATGTCAGATAACACTATTCAATTAAAAGTCTCAGTAGATACAAGTGAGTTAGATAAGCTAGAAGAGCAACTCGCTCGCATTAAGCAACTGACGCAAGATGTAGAGGTAAAGCCTAAATCAATACCACAGTTTGTTGGTAAGTTATTTATCAAAGACCCCTTTATTAATTCTGCAGGACTAAAAGATGTAGCTGTCAGTTATAAGTTAGAGCTGGCCACCAAGGCTCAACTGACAAATTTACGAACGCAAATTGATCGACAAGATATTGCTATCACTGAGTTAAAAAGAGCAATGGCAACTCAGCAACAAGCATGGTCACAAGCGGTGAGTGATTTAACTAACATAACGTGGTGTAGTCAGAAGTAAAGGTGAGAAATCCCGCCTTTAAAATCAAAGGGGATTATTCTCCTCTTTAGGTCATAGGAGATAACATGCCACCTCGAATACCAAGAGCGTGTCGCAAACAGGGATGCGCCAAGACAACAACAGAACGTAACGGTTACTGCGAAGATCATCAGAACCTAGGATGGGAAACCCACCAGCGTGGTAAGTCTCGTCATCAACGTGGTTATGGCACCCAATGGGATAAGTTACGAGTGCGTATACTCAAGCGTGATAAGTATCTGTGTCAAGAGTGCTTAAGAGCAGGACGAGCAACCGAAGCAAAAACAGTTGACCATATCATTGCTAAAGCACATGGGGGTACCGATGATGATAGTAACCTGCAAAGCCTGTGCTGGTCCTGTCATAGAGCTAAGACAGCAAAGGAAAGAATAAAATGACGCAAGATGAGCAGACCTTACTTATGTTTAAAGGGTTGGTTGCTGAACTTCCCGAACAAAGCAAAGTGAAGGTTGAACATTGTATTACTGAAATAAAAAAGTTACTGATTGAATACCCTGATGGTGAAGCATTGCTTGCTGTGGGCTATATCGGTGCAGAACAGCAGATGAAAGGTAATATTGGTCAAGGATAACAGTGCAACCTTCATAGGGAGGGGCGGGTCAAATCCCTACCACTCTCGCCACCTAGGACCGCCCCCTTACCTCTTTTCACATCACCGCAGGTTAGAAAACTTTTTTTGGGAACCCAAAAGTGATATTTAATAGGAGAAAGCTATCATGTCTGGACCACCTAAAACCCCAACACACCTACGTTTAGTTAGGGGGAACCCATCAAAACGACCGATTAATAAAAAAGAGCCAAAACCTCCCAAAGGGGTACCCCCAACTCCGAAGCATTTTTCTAAACAAGAAAAATATTGGTTTAAGCGTATGGCTGAGGAGTTAGATCAAGTTGGCGTAATTACTCACCTTGATGGAATGGCCTTGGAATTAATGATTGGTGCATATGTTGAATGGCGCCATCATCGAGATGTGATTGCTGAAGTTGGTGAGTCTTATAAAACTACGACAAGTACAGGTGATATTATTATTCGAGCGCATCCACAAGTAGCGATGAGGGATAGAGCATTTAATAACATTTGTAAAATGATGTCAGAATTTGGTATTACTCCAGCCTCTCGAGCAAAAGTCACTATGAACACTCCTGCCGAAGAAGATCCTTTTGAGGCATTTTTGAAAAAGCGCAAATGATGAATGGCAATCGTAGCAGATGGAATTCAGTACGCCGAACAGGTGGTTGCTGGAGAAATTGTTGCGTGCGAACTGGTGCGTTTAGCGTGCCAACGGTTTTTGAATGATTTAGAGCATGGACCTGAGCGTGGCATCTATTTCATTGAAGATCGCGCACAGCACATACTCGATTTTTATAGTTTTATTCCTCATGTCAAAGGAGCATTAGCTGGTAAACCCATTGATTTAATGCCTTGGCATGTATTTATCTTAATTAATATTTTTGGTTTTGTTATTCCGTTAATTGATGAACAAACGGGTAAAGAAGTTGTAGATGAAGACGGTGATGTTGTCTTTGTCCGTCGTTTTCGCACAGCTTACAACGAAGTTGCACGTAAAAACGCAAAATCCACATTGTCATCAGGGATTGGGCTTTATATGACTGGTGCTGATGGTGAGGGCGGTGCCGAAGTTTACTCAGCAGCTACGACGCGTGATCAGGCTCGTATCGTATTTGAAGATGCGAAGAACATGTTGAAGAAGTCCAAAGCGACATTGGGTCGTTTATTTGAGTTTAATAAACTCGCTATCTATCAAGAAAGAACCGCCTCTAAGTTTGAACCGCTTTCCAGTGATGCCAACAACCTTGATGGTTTAAATATTCATTGTGGCATTGTTGATGAATTACATGCACACAAAACTCGTGATGTGTGGGACGTATTAGAAACCGCCACTGGTGCGCGTCTGCAGTCTCTTCTTTTTGGGATCACCACTGCGGGTTTTAATAAGGAGGGGATTTGTTACGAACTACGGGATTACGGTATTAAAGTGCTTCGTGGCCAAGTGGATGATGACTCGTTTTTCGCGATTATTTACACCTTAGATAAAGACGATGATCCCTTTAATGAAACCGTATGGCAGAAAGCGAATCCGGGTCTCGGTGTTTGTAAGCGCTGGGATGATTTACGCCGTTTAGCCAAGAAAGCCAAAGAGCAGGTTTCTGCACGGATTAACTTCTTCACCAAACACATGAATATTTGGGTCACGGCTGAATCTTCATGGATGGATATGATGAAGTGGGATAGTGCGCCTGAACTCGCATCACAACAAGAATTACAAACTTATCCGTTATGGGTTGGTGTTGATCTTGCCAATAAAATCGATATTTGTGCAGCCGCTAAAGTATGGAAACAGCCCGATAACGGTCATGTTCATGCTGATTTTAAGTTTTGGTTACCCGAAGACCGGCTTGAGCGTTGCTCTAAACAAATGGCAGAACTTTATCGCAAATGGGCTGATATGGGGTATCTCACGTTAACCGATGGCGAAGTTGTCGATCATGCTCAAATTAAAGAAGAAATCATTGAATGGGTGACGGGCGAGAACTTAAACGAACTAGGTTTTGACCCGTGGAGTGCGACACAATTTAGTTTATCACTGGCTGAAGAAGGGCTACCCCTTGTAGAAGTCGCTCAAACGGTGCGTAATTTTTCTGAGTCCATGAAAGAGATTGAAGCACTGGTTTATGCGGGTAAGTTTCATCATGGCCAACACCCTGTTATGAACTGGATGATGTCGAACGTCACGGTTAAACCAGATAAAAACGATAATATTTTCCCTAATAAATCAACTCCTGAAGCCAAAATAGACGGCCCTGTTGCACTATTTACAGGCATGAGTCGATTATTGGTGAATGGGGGTGGTGATAAACCCGATATCTCAGGATTTATAAATAACCCAATCATAGTAGGTATCTAATGCAACACAATAAAAAACCAGGGCGCATTAAAAGTGCGCTTCTTAATTGGTTGGGCGTACCTATTTCGCTGACCAGTGGAGAGTTTTGGCAAGAATGGAGTGGCACAAGCAGTAGTGGAAAAATAGTAACAGCAGATAAAGCAATGCAACTTTCTGCGGTTTGGGCATGTGTAAGATTGCTTAGTGAATCAATATCAACATTACCGATCAAGATTTATAAAAGTGAAAGTGATGGCTCAAGAAGCTTAGCGAAAGAGCACCCTATTTATAGATTGCTCTGCAAGCAACCTAACTTTGAAATGACGCCTTCCCGCTTTATGTTAATGGTTGTTGCTAGCCTTTGTTTGCGTGGTAATAGTTTTATTGAGAAAAAGTATATTGGCTCAAAGTTGGTTGCTTTAGAGCCTTTATTGCCACAAAACATGACGGTTAAACGCAGTGAACAAACGGGTATGCTCGAATATAAATACACTGATCCGTTAGGGCAAAAAATACGAACTATCCCTATTAATAACATTATGCATATTCGTGGGTTTGGCATGGATGGCATTTGCGGAATGATCCCCGTAAAAATAGGGCGTGATGTTATTGGTGCTGCATTATCTGTTGAAGAATCAGCCGCTAAGATATTTGAAAATGGATTGCAAAGTTCGGGTTTTTTATCTGCTGAACAACCGCTTAATGAAGAACAAAGAGAACGAATTAGAAGTTATTTATTAAGCTTTGTGGGTTCAAAAAATGCGGGAAAAATGATGGTGCTTGAAGGGGGGATGAAATACAACAATGTCACCATGAATCCTGAAGCGGCTCAAATGCTAGAAAGTAGAACATTCAGTATTGAAGAGATTTGTCGATGGTTTCGTGTTCCACCCTTTATGGTGGGTCATATGGATAAACAAAGTAGTTGGGCATCGAGCGTCGAAGGTATGAATATGCAGTTTCTTACTAATACGCTAAGACCTCTTTTAGTTAATATAGAACAAGAAATTAGCCGATGCTTATTGAATGGCGACGATGATTATTATGCTGAATTCTCTGTTGAAGGTTTATTACGGGCTGACAGTGCAGGTCGTTCTGCTTACTACACAACGGCATTACAAAATGGCTGGATGAGTCGAAATGATGTGAGACGACTAGAGAATTTACCGCCGATTGAGGGTGGTGATATTTACACTGTTCAGCTTAATTTAACGCCTCTTGATCAGCTTGGACAAGAAGTCTCTAGTAATGAAGCTGAAAAACTTAAAGCGCAGATCACCAACTGGTTATTTCCTGAAAGCAATCCTGTAGCCCCACATTCTCAAGCCAATCAACCTCACTCTGAGGAGTAAATTTATGAAAAAAAGTCATTTGCCAGTTGCGCTGGAGGATCGCCCCTGCGCATCGATTAGCTACGAGCTGAAATCCAAAGCACTGGATAAATGGAATAGCAGTATTCGTGCATCAAGTACAGATAACACCATCTCAATATTAGATGTGATTGGTGAAGATTATTGGGGGGAGGGGGTTACCGCAAAACGTATTTCTGCCGCACTTCACGCCATTGGAAATAATGATGTGGTTGTCAATATCAATAGCCCGGGTGGCGATATGTTTGAAGGGTTAGCCATTTATAACTTACTTCGTTCTCACAGTGGAAAAGTGACCGTCAATATTTTAGGTATTGCCGCTTCCGCTGCGTCCATTATTGCGATGGCAGGGGATGAAATAAAAATGGGCCGAGGTGCCTTTTTGATGATCCATAACTGTTGGGCTGTCGGTGTGGGTAATCGGCATGACTTTGCAAAATTAGCTAATGATCTCGCCCCTTTTGATACATCTATGGCAGATATCTATGTGGCACGTAGTGGGCAATCAAATGAAGTCGTGAGTCAGATGATGGACGACGAGACCTATATTGGCGCGAGTGAGGCGATAGAGAAAGGCTTTGCTGATAATTTGCTTACTGCAGATATCGTTGATGATGGTGATGAAAGCCCACAAGCCGCCATTCGTAAATTAGATGCGTTACTTGCTAAGGCGCACACTTCTCGCTCTGAGCGTAGAAAACTTATTAGTGCTTTAACACGAAGTATGCCGAGCGCTACTTCCAATCCTCACGGTACGCCAAGCGCTACCTCTGAAATTAATCCTGAAACTCTTTCTGAATTGGAAAAGGCGGTAAATGCCTTCGCCACAGCTAACTAATTGGAGACATTATGTCTGATACAAATGAATTATTAAAAAATCTATCGGCAAAAATTGAAGAAGCCAACGGTAAATTTAATGCTAAAGCCGAAGAGGCCTTAAAAGAAGCCCAAAAAGTCGGTAGTTTAAGCAATGAAACTAAAGCCGCAGTAGATAAGATGGCAACAGAACTGAATGCATTGCGTGAATCTGAAAAAACACTCAAAGCTTCATTAGGTGAATTAGAGCAACATGTAGCACAAATGCCATTGAATAATGCGGTTCAAGCAGCCAAAACAATTGGCCAGCAAGTCATTTCTGCAGATGTACTGAAAGAAATTAATTCTAGCATTCAATCAAGTAAGCGCATTTCTATTCCAGTGCAAGCCGCATTAACTTCAACCGGTGTGGCTGAAGGTGTTGTTGAGCCTCAACGTTTACCTGGTATTGATGTTGCGCCAAAACAGCGTTTATTTATCCGTGATCTGATTGCGCCGGGCAAAACAACTTCACCAGCTATTTTCTGGGTTCAGCAGACGGGCTTTACAAATAAAGCTTCTGTGGTACCAGAAAATACCGCTAAGCCTTACAGCGATATTGAGTTTGCAACCAAAATCACTCCTGTAACCACTATTGCTCATATGTTCAAGGCCTCTAAACAAATCCTAGATGATTTTGCACAACTGCAGTCTTTAGTCGATGCTGAAATGCGTTATGGTCTGAAGTTTGTTGAAGAGCAAGAAATCTTGTTTGGTGATGGTTCTGGGGCTCATTTGCATGGCATTATCCCTCAAGCCTCTAAATACAAACCTGAATTTAGTGTCGAAAAGCAAAGTGGCATTGATGATTTACGCCTTGCAATGCTACAAGCGCAATTAGCTCGACTGCCTGCCACAGGGCATGTTTTACATTTTATCGATTGGGCGAAAATTGAATTAACCAAAGACTCATTAGGACGTTACATTCTTGCCAACCCATCTGCATTAATTGGCCCAACATTATGGGGACTACCTGTTGTTGCTACTGAATCAACGGCCTTTAAAGGTAAATTCTTAACAGGGGCATTTAACGCAGGTGCGCAGTTATTCGATCGTGAAGAAACTAATGTGGTGATTTCCACTGAAAACACCGATGATTTTGAGAAAAACATGATCTCCATTCGTTGCGAAGAGCGTTTGGCGTTAGCCGTAAAACGCCCAGAAGCCTTTGTTTACGGTGATTTCACCGTGCCTACATCAGGGGAATAATCGATAGAGCGGTCTTCATGACCGCTTTTTCTTTGGGGGCAACATGAATCTAATTATATTACGAGCCATTTATTTTGGTGGTGTCGTTGTTACTGAGGGGAAAGAGATTGAAACCTTAGAACAACATGGTCGTGAGTTAATTCAAAAAGGCTATGCAAAAGAAAAGGAAGTTGTACATCCTGCTATTGAGCCTGAGCCTGAGCCTGAGCCTGAGCCTGAGCCTAAAAAAAACACCAAAGCTAAAAAGGAGAAATAATGCTTTCTCTGGAATTAGTAAAAGAACATCTCAGATTAGACACAGATTATTGTGACGAGGATGCGTTATTGCTCAGCTATATAAAAGCAGCAAAACGGCGCGTAGAAACATACACTCGCAGAACATTAATAACATCAGATGAAAGCGTCGAGAATAAGGATACTACGCTACAGTATGGGGGAGATGTGGAAATGTCTATGTTATTACTTATTGGCAGTTGGTATGCAAATCGTGAGTCAGTAGTTATTGGTAATACTGTTAACGCATTACCTCAAGCTTTTGAAGCACTATTGCAACCTTATGTAAGGTACGGCATATGAACCCTCTTGGCGCCGGTGAACTCAATAAACGCATTTCACTTTCTCACTATGTTACAGAACGTGATGATTTAGGGAGTGAAAAAGTCGTTTCAAAAAAAGTAGCTGAGGTATGGGCCAAAGCAGAATCGATGTCGAACCGTAAAATTCGTACCGCTGACCAAGATCAGGTCATTGAAACTTATCATTTCACTATTCGTCCTCGTTCTGATGTTGATATGGGGTGGCTGGTGGGCTATCAGGGGCGATTATTTACCGTTCGCGCTGTTGATCGAAATCAATCTGATAGAACCATTATTACCACGGAGGCGAATATACAACATGATAGAAGCTGATATTAAAGCCGACTTGGAGCGTATTACGGGGCTATTAGCTTATCCGTTAAAACTCCCTTCCGATAAATTAGAGGGGGTTATTTATCAACGCATAAGTGACCCCAAATTAGATACAGGATTAGCCCGCACCACACTCGTTCAAGTCCGTTTTCAAATCGTTATTCAAATACCTGACGACTACCCAAAAGCCTTAAAACTGGAATCGACACTCTGTCGTGAGTGGGAGGCTATTCAGCATGGTTATATTGGAAACTATCCCGTTCAAACTGTTCAGCGAGGTAATTTTCTGCAGGATATGACTGAGCAAACGGAAAATCGCAAAATTTACCGTATTTATCGCGATTTTATTATCACTTATCCCGAGGGTGCAACGTGATAACCAACCTTAGCGTGACAGGGTTGGACGAATTAGGGAAAAAATTAAAGCAATTAGAAGTTGAATTAAAAACCAAGATATTACGTGAAGCAGGGCGAGAAGCCATGCAAGTTGTGAAAGATGATATGGAAGCGCATGCAGGGTTTGATGCAAAAAGCACTGAGCCTCATATGCGAGACAATATCACCATCAAAACGACACGAGTAAAAAATACGAATGGGGCTGTTATGGTCACCGTAGGACCGACAAAACCTCATTATATGAAAGCTCGCGCTCAAGAGTTCGGCACCATCAAACAAGTTGCTCGTCCTTTTATTCGTCCAGCCCTCGATTACAACCAACGTGCGGTGCTCAATACCTTAACTGAGCATATTCGCCATGCCCTTTCTTTATATACTTAGGAGTAAAAATAATGGCAGATCAAAAAACATCGCCAGAATACGCCATGCTTCCCGCAGGCACTATTGTGAAATTTGGTAAAGCGGGTGATACCGTTGAACAAATGAAGCCACTGGTTAACTGTAAGGCATTAGGTGCCACAGGACAATCAGGGAGCTTTGTTGACGTCACGACACTCATCGATAAAAACAAACAATTTATTTCTGATTTACCTGAAGGACCTGAAAAGTCGTTAGGTTTCATTGATGATCCAGAAAATGAAAACTTTGTTGCGTTCTTGAATGCAGCAGAAAAGCGTGAAACGGTGCAGTTTTACTGCGAACTTCCTAATAAACGTACCGCAACGATGATCCTTTCATTATCAGGCTGGGAATTAAATGACATCTCAGCGCCTGCTAATGAAGCCATCCAGATCACCGTAAAAGGAAAACAAAATAACCTTGTATGGGGAACTTCTTCTGCAACATCAACAGGAGATCTGGGTTAATGAAAGGATTAAAAGCCTCTTTACTCACAGCGAAACCTCAAATTATCGAAGTCGATATTCTGTGTGGGGTAAAGGTAAATATTCGTCGTATGACGGCTAACGAGTTGATGAATTTGGAACTTGAGGTTTCTGAATTAAATCAACATGGCAAATTGCGTGAAGCATCATTACGAAACGTAGGTATGTTGCTGAATTGCTTGGTTGATGATGAAGGTAAACCGATAAGTAAATCGTTACTACCCAAACCAGAAGAATTGGTTAACGTCCATGATAATGCGATCCTCATCGAAGCGATTAACGTCGTGAAGCAACACTCCATTGGCACATTAGACGAGGCAAAAAAAAACTAACGGATAGCCCGTTACTCTATTTTGCCTATCAACTTTCTGAAGAGTTGGGTGAAATTGATCCCTATCGCGTTCTCAATTTGCCTGCCAATACATTACTGGGTTGGCAGGCTTATTTTGCGCTCAAATCAGAAAAACCAGGTGTAATACCACCATCAGATATACCTCCCTCTCCTGAAAGTGCACATCAACCAACAAGCACCTCTAAATCTGTTGAACAGCAATGTTCTGACGTAATGAAAATGATAGGAAGATAAAGATTATGGCCACTAATTTAGCCGATTTACGGGTTGGGCTATTGCTGAATGACGCCAGTTTTAGAAGCAATATTACAGGCGCATTAAACCATGCAGGGCGTGAAACAGAACGTTTTTCTAATAAAGCAAAGCGTGAAACAAAAGCGGTTGCAGATGGTTTTTATTCAATCAGTCATCAAGTGACGAATGTTGCAGGACGACTGGCGATGTTAGGTGGAGTGAGTTTATCCATTGGTAGCATTTTAAATATTTCTCGCAAGTATAGTCAGGCAATTTCTGATCTGAGTGCGATTACGGGTGCGTCTATTGAGCGCATGAAAGAGTACAGTATTGCTTCTCAAGAAATGGGGCGAACAACGGAATTTGGCGCAATAAAAGTCGCGGATGCCATGAAACTTATTGCGTCAGCAAAACCGTCATTACTGCAGACAGCGGGAGCCTTAGAAGATGTAACGGCTAAATCGATTACCTTGGCGCAAGCTTCAGGTATTGAGTTAGCCGATGCGGCGAAATCTCTTACCTTAAGT